CTACTTGACCTGATGAGAAAGATAATTGTTTTCCCCCAGATTGACCGCCAACGCTGACGGGTATAGCTCCAAATACTACACGACCTGCACTTGCTGCTGAACTGGCTACACTAAAGTTTGATACTCCACTCTGGATTCCGTTTACTAGTACATTTGTTTGATATGCTGCTGCACCTGGTGGGTCTGGATTATTCACACAATCTAAAATTATATTGCTTCGGTTAAGCTGCTGAATTGTTAGGCCTGTAATATCATCAGTAGAAGGACCAAATACGTTAAGTGCTAATCCTGGTGTCGTATAGGACCGCATAAGTGGGACAGCCATTATAGACTATCCTCTTGAATGTTACCCATTGCGTTAGCACCTGTAAATGATTGGTCTGAACCTCCAATAAAAGAAGTTGCTACTGCACCTATGGCTGATTCAATACCACCAATACCAAAGGCTGCTGCCGCTGGAATTATTTTACCCATAGTTCCGCCTGCTAGATTTGGTGATATTGCACCTAAAGCGACTGTCCCTAAAGCTGCGATTCCAGCACCCGCTAGAATCTTGTTAATAGTTTTACCTGTTTTTAGTTTAAATGCCATTCTCCATTCTAAGAATAGAGAATGACTTAATAAATATGCCTATTTTAGATAGACATGGTTATTGGCAAGATTACCAGCTATCTAGCTCTTGGTCTTGTCGGTGCATTTCTTCTCAATACTCTCATCCGTCCGCAATCAGCACTTGGAACAGGTGCAGCGTTACAAGAAACGGGTTCCGGTATTGCCTCAATCGGTGCGGGAATAGGGGAATCATTACGGTCCATAGGCAGTGGTTCTGCAAAACTGTTTGACCCTCTATTCACTTTAAGAGATTTAGTTTATTCATCTGATGTATCTGGTTCGGCTAATGTTGGTGCAGTAGCCAACGAAAGCATGCAGCAAGAATTTTCAGCACCAACCAAGCCCGTATCTTCAACTATTACCTGGTCATCTGGTACTTCTGCCCAAGTTCCTAGTCTAAGTCCTGCAGCGAAGGCCTACTATCGAAATTTAGGGGTTAGCGTTACTTGAAGAAAGGTTCAAAGGCTGCGAAGGCTTGGGGTGCAAAGATGCGAAGGCTTAGAGGAACCAAAACAAGAAAGAAATCAAAAACAAGAAAGCGTTCTACACGGAAATATCAAAGAAGGAAAACTGCTCGCAGAGCCTATACTGGCTTAAAAAAGCGTAGAACTAGGCGTAAAAAGTCCTCAGATAATGCCTGGTCCTTCTAATGGTTCAAGAACAAAAAGCGTATATCTGTTCAGTTTGTAAAAAGAAAAAACGTATCAATATTAGAGAAGGTCATGGCGATGTTGTTTGGGGTGCCTGGCATGATGATGATTAAACCCAAATGTATTTCTCGCCTTTACACTTTGGACAGTCAATAGTTGTGTTATAGATAGGGTCAATTTTATTTGAGCTCGACTGTGCATCTACAGTACCCACTATACCATGAGGTACTCCTGTTACTGTATCAGCACATAAATCACAAGCTTTGTACTGCTTCAGCTTCAGTTCCAGGTTGGGTCTGTTTATTACTGGTGTTAGCGGATTTGATTTTTTCATAAATTCGTTCAACTATAGCAGGGTCTTTCTTAACTGCTTCTTCAACCTGGGGGACCAGGAAGGATGCAGCCTTTCTGTACTTGTTTGGTATCAACTGCATAATGACCTCACCGAGACCACTGTTCTTCATGTCTGTGTCTGTGATGCTAGTTCCTTCTTTGGCCTTACTTACTACATTCTTTAATCTCATAATCTCTTTGCGATAGTCTTGTGCTTCTTCTTTCTTACTATCTGCTAAATATTTAATATCATTCTCAAAGTCCTTGATACGCTGCCGAGAGTGTTTATTGACAGTTGACTTACTCCGAGCAATAAACACGGCACACAAACCACCACATAGACTCGCCACCAGGACAAGTGCTGATGATAAAACCTCGATTTCCACATGATTTTAAACAAATTGCATAGTTGTAAGTGTTTTGAAGGTGGTAAAAAGGTCATAAAAGGTACCACCAACATAGTAAAAACTAACAAAAAGCCTAATACTACCTAATGATTATTTGAGTTTATCCTTAAAGTCTCAGCATTTCGCTGTTCCTAGGGGATATGGTATTGGCTTGGGGTGAAATAAAAGGGGACTGGCAAGTATATCTGGTCTAATAATCTTAATATATATTATTTTATAGTAGTTACGACTTAGGATTATTATGACTTATTGGTATGACGCTGAAACTATAGCAGGCAAAGAACGTAGATTAAAGGCTGCACAAAAAGAAACCAAAGTGGCCAAAACTATTTCCATTCCAATTAGTTATTGGGCGTTACTAGACCAGGTTCGAAACAAACTAGGCAAGAAAAACGCTAATGAAGCTCTCATGTATTGTATTAAAGAAATAGGAATGGAGGAAGGTTTAGAATCTTGAATAAAAAACAAAAAGAAGTATTACTTGCAAAATTAAAAAGACATGTGAAGGTTTTAGAATCATGACAACCAGAAGCGAAAAACTTTATGCTAGATATAATTATTCAGCCAAAAAGCGTATTAAAAAACGTGGAAAAAAATCTAACCAGAAAAAAAATACTTGGGCATTTTAATGACAACTGAAATTATTCCCCGTGAGAAATGCAGATTTTGTAAAGTCTATTTACCTAAAAATTGTCTTAATGATATTTGTTTAGAATGTTCTAAAAAAAATGTGATTTAAAATGAAAATGGATATAGTCGAAAGTGATTTGAAACAATTATTCATGTGGACCAAACTTCAAGATGATGGGATTAACAGTCTTCAAGAACTTTGTAAATCGCAACAAGTTTTGATTGAACAACACCAGGATGCAATTGAAACACTAGAAGAACGAATTATTGAAATAGAAAAATCGGTTGGATATGCTAAAATTCAAGAAGATAACAAATAATTATTTTTTACCGTTATCAAAGATAGAAAGAATAGCACATAAAAATTTCAGAAGAGCAATCTGAATTTTTAATTTTATTTTTTTTATCAACTATAATTCATACCATTTACCTGAAGTGAACCTACACAGTTTATGGCCACATCAGCAGCAGTTCTAAAAAACAATTCAACCGAAGTAATGGCTGCGGTATTATCATTTTCTCCATATCCAGTGGCGATATTTCCGGCGGTGCTTTGGTTGTTGTGTTGCATCATTGTTCCTACAAAACCATTCGATAAATTAGAATTGGGTGCATAAATGTAAATTACACCGGTCCAGCTTTCCCCATTAGACACTTTGTTTAACCTCCATTCATCTTCGGTTGTACTCGTGATTGGTGGGTCAGTTTGATTTGCTGGTACAATTTGTGCAAATGTGTCATCATATGTACTCCCTCCATTAGATATTCTTATGCAGGGATAACAATTTTCTCCACTACCTGTGGCTTCATCACATACTGAATAAATTACTTGATAAACATCATGGCCAGTCATACCCGTAACTGTCAAGGAGCTTACAGCACTGGTCTGTACATCATTTCCTAATGGCGTAAATGCAGCAGCACCACCACCAGCAGCCCAGCTTGGTGAAGTGGATGCTGCAGCAGCCGTTAGTGTTTCCCCTGCTGGTGAACCTGGATAAGCTAACTGTTGTAAGTGACTTCCGTCAGAATAAAAAACCATTCCTGCTGAACTTTGAGATTGGGTAATGTCATCAAAGTCAAGTGCACCTCCATCCTGGACTGTTAAACCGTTATGTGTATGAGCTTTAAGAATATTAGAACCTCCACCAGAGAAGCCCATGATTAACCACTATCTCGACTAAATCTCGCTTGTTCTGTTGAAAGATACATTGGTGTGACTTGTGCGAGTAGGTCTGTAGTTCCTGCTGCACCTGGTGTTACTTGAACACTTACAATATTTTGTCCGTTTATGTTTTGGTCTGAACCTGCACTTAATGAAACCGCAGGTTGACCATTTACTGAAAAGGTACAAGCGTTAGTTCCATCTTGATTTTTAATTGCTACTGATATTGCTATAGCTCGATATAATGTGGGATAATGAATTGTAGTAGCACCTGCACCGGCTGCTACAATATCAGAGACATAAGTTGATTCTGCTGTTGTATCATTTGGTTTGACGGTTACTCTATAACCCTGTATTATTTGAGGCACTTAAGCCACCTTAGAAAAGATTTGCATATTTCATTAAAAATGAATACGCTGCAATACCACCACCTGTGGCTACTTGACCTGATGAGAAAGATAATTGTTTTCCCCCAGATTGACCGCCAACGCTGACGGGTATAGCTCCAAATACTACACGACCTGCACTTGCTGCTGAACTGGCTACACTAAAGTTTGATACTCCACTCTGGATTCCGTTTA